CAATGTTTGTCCATTCCTCACCGTTGACATCCTCCTCCAAGATAAGCGGCTGCTCACGGTAGCAAGCAAGAATGGCGGCATTGCTCATCCAATTGACCCTATCAATTCCTCAAATGTGCTCAACTCAGCATCAAAAAACCCTTGACCCTCGTCAACAGCCGGATAAAAGTACGGCTGTGCGCCCATAAAGCGGGTACCCATCTCCTGATAGATACCATAATTCGCTGCAACCCCAACAATAGCCGTGGTATCGTTGTCCGGCTGCACTTCAGGCAAGAGATACGAATCCCCTGGCGGTGGTCCCGTTTGCCCGTAGTCGCTCCCTTCCCAATCGCTGACATAGATGCTGCTTTGCAAAAAGCCTGTAGCATAGGGTGCGTTACTCTTAGCAGCCCCTTGTACCTGTTGTGCCGTTTGTTTCACGATCTGCTGCACAGCAGGCTTGATGCGAGCGGCTATCTGAGGAAAGTGGTTAAAGCTTGCTCCTGCCATTTATCTGACCTCCGATGCTAAGAGTGAGGTTGTCGCTGCATACGAGCGCGGTTGGAGCACCACCTGCACTTCAAGCTTATCTGTGCCAATCAGCAGCAAATCCTGATGGGCGACATCCTGTCCTATAGGTAGATTGACTTGCCAGGTTGACCTGGCTGCAATCAGATAAGCGTAGTTCTGAAGCAATGTTGCATTTGGCTGTTTCATCCCTGCCTTACAGGTTGCAATCGTGCTGTATGTGCCAGTGCCAGGCGAGCCGTAGGCATCGCTCGCTTGTGGTCTGCGCTGTATCGTGCAATCAAGATTGAGCGTTGCAGCCACATCAACCTGAATGCTTGCCATCTCAGCCGGTAGAACAGGGTTCATTGTTGGCATGATTACCCACTCCCCATATAGTCGATTTCATGCGCGCCAAGTCCCAAACCGCCCGCACCCGCTGGCTGCTGCAAATCAGACCGCATCACAATCAAGCTACTCGCTCGCTGGCTTGTGCGATAGGACTGTGCCATCTTCTGCAACGCGGTCACAACCTGCGACCGTCGCAAGTTTTGCCCATCGACCCCGATATCGTAACTGAGCGCCCAACGCATGGCTAAACGGTCTAGAAGATCAGCCGATGCGCGGTACACATCATGGAGCGCCCCTGTGATAAAGACCGGTGGCAGCGTCGTTGTTGCAAATTGCCAGTGCCCGACGATGGGCTCACTTGCTGAGGGTGTGACGACGGTGACCAGGTATTGCTTGAGAATAGGGTTATCTTCCCATCCACCGAGATCATGGAAATAATCCAGGTAGCGGATGGTAGACCCCCCGAACGTCGGGCTTGGCTTGAGCGGTTCATTCACATAATCGACACGTGACTCATCCAGCACATCCTGAATATCCGTATCAGCAAATTGCTGATTAGCCCCCGCAGGGTCGTTGATCAAGATGCGTACACGAGCAATAAGAGCAGCCATTGAGCTACGTAAAGCCATCGTATACGCCTCCTTTCAATGCAATGCTATGGGCGAGCCGACACGATCTCACCGCCATACGTGACACTGGCTGTACCGCCGCCAGATATGGTGATGGTTAGCCTGATCTGCGGCACGTTCGAGTAGCCTGTGGGGCTAATATCGAACGGGATGAACACCTCGCCTGATTGAGCTGTCGTGGTAAGCGCAAGCGCCGTTGGTGGGTAAAAGTCACTATTCCATGTCGAGGCACCATCATAGGACACGTCAATACTGAAGAGTGCTGTGTTTGTGGTGGTCGATGTGGCCGCGCTATAGATCACACGCGCCTTGAGCCCCCTTCGAGGTGTGCCACCGGCAAGCAAGAGCGCCGCTCCATTAAACGTGGTTGCCTTCGTGACACTGGCCTGTAACTGAATAAGAGCATCAGTTGGCATTGCTATACTCCTTCCTGAGCAGGAGCCTGTTCAGCAGGAGCAGGAGCCTGTTCGCTAGATGCTTGTGAAACAGGAGCTTCCTCCTGCACAACCACGGGATAATCCAGGGAGTTGAGCCGTGCCACTTGCCCAAGTAGCGTATCGAGCACACGCCCCAGGTGAACATCACGCAGAGCGATGTAGCCTACACCGTCCTGTAGCTCTTTCAGCTCGTCCTGAGTCATGGGATTGCTTTTCTTCGTTGGCATTATTCCTATCCTTTCCTCAGTTATTAGGACAACTTAATGTCATACAAGCGGCCAATAGAGCGGGTTGACGTGTTGATGAGGCCCACAGCCCAGTCAAGCAGCGTGCGGTAGATCGCGCCGTTGTAGATGAGCCCTAAATCCTGAACATTGGGAGGCCCGAACTGCCAGCCGAAGAAGTGGTCAGTGCCATAGTTCACGGCATAGATCGAGGTGAAGGTCGCGCCGGTGTCAGCAGTGCCATTGGCAAGCTCAGTCACCGTGATGATACGAGTCGCCTGATCACCCTTGTAGCCAGGGTCGCGAATGGTCGCGCCTTTATAGGTCTGAACCGTGCGGTTGAACTGATCTTGAGACTGATCGAGACCACCGCTTGTACCCATAAAGCGGAGTGCGAAGTTCAAGCGTCGTTTCATCACTTCATTCATGTACAGCGTGACGCCTGTTCCATCGGGTGAGTCTACAGACCACAGAAGCTGATCGAGGAATTCAAGGAATGCACCGGCTGTCTTTGCAGTCAAGTTGGCCTGAGTCATGTCTGAAGTGGTGCCGCCAGCATCAATCTTGTTTTCAGGGCGCACACCGAACGTGCCGCCGTTATCAATGCGATAGCGCAGCCCAACGGGTGCATTGGCATCGCCAGTGACATGATCATTCTTCAGGAACTTGAAATTGAAGTCGTAAGTGAGGGCTCGTAAGTAAGCCTGAGATTGGACAGCACGCGGTTCCTGGATCTGGTTCTTATCCAGAACGATGAACTTATCCACATCAATGTAGTTGCGGATAATGTATGCCTGCTCCTGGTAGTTGGTGGGTTGGCCGCGCGTGGTGACGCCTTCAGCGTTGAGTTGCGACCAGTTGACGGTAGGTAGGTTACCCTCGAACCTTACCCCGTTGGCGATGAGGGATTCATTGTTGACAAAGGGACAATCCTGCATGATGTTGCCATACTGCAATAGCGACCACGTGATTGCTTGTATCAATGGTTGATTGCTATTGAGGGCATAATCAGCCAGGGTATACGTCCCTGCTCCAATAGCCATAGTTATCATCCTTCCCCGCTTGTAAAGAGCGGTCAAAAGGGTTATATGGACAAATGTTCAGTTGTTGCTACCGATGACTGCGAAAGTACTCGTCAAGCGTCGGTATATGGCCTGGCTGCGTGCCTGGCTGCGTGATGTTGTTCCTACCTGGATTGTTCGGTGATGTGACTGGCGGCCTTCCATCTTGTGTACCGCTCTGCTGCTGCTTTATGAGTTCAGGTGGCAATCTCTTTGCAATCTTCTCCAACAATTTCTCAATGTTGGTAGGATTGCCGTTCTCTTCATCCCATTCAATCTCTTTCCAAGTAATGAGATTGGCGAGCAAATCAGCAGGAAGCAGGATATTAAGTTTCTCTCTATAGAGTGCTACATCCTGATTGACACGGTACTCCATGTTTTCAGCGGCAAGGTCTTCATTCCTGGCTTGCAGTTCATCACGTTCAGATTGCAACTTCTGCTGCTCAGTGAGTTGGGCTTGTTGTCGCTCAGTCTCTGCCTTTTCCAGTTCAGCAAAGCGTTTGGCGTTCTTCCGATGCCGCTCAAGTTCTTCTGATGCATTCTTGTAGGAATGCTCAAGATCAGCAGCTCTCTTCAACGCTTCCTCAAGCGTAAGAGAAGGCTTCGGTTGTGGCGTCGCGCCACTTGAAGCGGGTGTACCCGTCGCGGGTGATCCAGCAGCAGGCGTCGCGCCTCCGCTAGATGAGGGATTTTGTTCTTCTGGCATAATTGTAATCTATGCTCCCTTGTTTTGTCAATGATTGAATATTCATAGATTGAATACTCAGGCAAAAACTAAGCTCCTACCTTTTGCCGCTCTGCTAGGATGTGTTGTGTAATGGTATGCGAGTCTTCGTCTGTTTTCGAGATGACAACCCTGATTTGATACTCAATACCATCTACCGGCTCTATCCCCTCTGGCTTTTGCGTCCATATCGTTTGCTCTATAGAGCCTCCAATTGCTACCTTCTCAAGTGCTTGGTCGAGTGTCATATACCGCACTTTCTTGTCAATGATCTACCGATTCCAGTGATGGATAGCGTTAGCCAGGTCCACCACGAGAATGAGCAGGATCAGAATAAGCTCAATGGTGTTCATTTACCGTGATAATGTGGGCCACCTGGTGCAGCACCCTTACGTCGTGCGATTGCACCGATCACCGCTTGCGGTACGCCCTTCGCCTTCAGTTGTGCAGCTCGCCCACCATGACCGAGTTTGTTGGACTTGCCCTTATATGAGCCAGTCTTCTTTGTGTTACCGCTCGTTGCCATTGTTACACCTCCTGTTATTTCGTAAAGAACAGTTTCGATGTTGCGTTCATCAAGTGGATGAAGGCTTTCACACGTCGATACTTCCCTTCTGTATCGTGACCGTCCCATTCGCCCGTATAGGGACCGATGCCAGGGAAGTTCACGAGTTCATCCTTATGGAGATGCCAGGATACCTGACCTGTTGGGAGATCAATGAACAGCACATTTCTCCATTCATCTTCCCA